AACAAAATACGGCCCATGGCTATCGTTTTGAACTGCTGGGTGGTTCCGATGACTAGAGTATGGAACACTGACTACGGAAATATGTATGATGCTGAATTCCGGATCATTGAAGAGCTATCGAGAGAAGAGAAACACATGCAAGCAATCATCTACACAAAGCCACACTGCCAAAAGTGTCGGCGAACAATATTAAAACTGTCACATGTAATGCCAGTGCAAACAGTCACAGCAGACGCGGACGACTACGAGCGATTTCGCAAGCTAGGCTATCGTTCAATGCCAGTCGTAACAATCTACAAAGCAGACGGCACACATGACGAATGGTGCGACTTTCAGGTTGACAAGATCAAACAATACACGGAAGACTAATAGCTCGTACAAACGTGGGAGGTGTGGTGATATGTAATGCGACTGACAGCAAAACAGAAGAAGTTCGTTGATTCTTATATTGCTGATAGCAATGCTACCAAAGCGGCACTAGAAGCAGGATACAGCAAAAGAACGGCTAGATTTGTTGGCGCAGAAAACCTAACAAAACCTAACATCAAAGCTGCCATCGATGAACGCATGAAACGCATCGAGTCTGACAAGATTGCCAAGGCCGCTGAGGTACTTCAATACTTCACCACAGTACTTCGTGGAGAGGCAAAAGAGACAATTATAGTTAGCACTCCAGACGGTGCAGATGCTGTTGAAAACGAGCCAAGTATCAAAGACCGCATGGCAGCAGGACGCGAATTGTTAAAGCGTTACCCTGGTAATGATGAGCTGCTCAATGCTCAGCTAACGAGGATTATTACTGATATTGAGAAAACTAAGGCTGACGTTCGCAAGTCCAATGCTGAGGCTGACATCATGGAAGCCAAGGCCAGCGCCTATCGCACACCAGAAGGACAAGATGGAGGACTGAACAAGCTTTTGGCAGCCATTGATGAGAGTATCCCAAAGGGTGGTGATGTCAATGACAACTCCGATTGATCAATTCAAAGGGAAACAGTTAGACATCATCAACTGGTGGCGCCGCTATCCAGACAAGCAGACAATCATTGCTGATGGTGCTGTGCGTTCCGGAAAGACGTTTGCGATGTCGATCAGCTATGTTCTGTGGAGCATGATTATGTTTGACCGCGAGCAATTTGGCATTGCCGGCAAAACCATTGGATCATTACGCCGAAATGTTATTAGGCCACTCAAACAAACATTGCAACAAGTGGGATTCTCGGTTGTGGATCGGCGTTCAGAAAATATGCTTGAAATCAGTATTGATGGAAGAACCAACCTATACTACTTATTCGGTGGTAAAGATGAAAGCAGCCAAGATCTGATTCAAGGGATCACACTTGCCGGAATGTTCTTTGATGAAGCAGCTCTCATGCCACAGTCGTTTGTCAATCAAGCGACAGCACGTGTTTCCGTTACTGGCGGCAAATACTGGTTCAATATGAACCCAGAGGGCCCGTATCACTGGTTCAAGACTGACTGGATTGATCAAGCAGACGATAAACGCGCATTGCGTCTCCACTTTGTGATGACGGACAATCCAAGCCTGAGCGATGAAGTTATTGACAGGTACGAACATATGTACTCAGGAGTTTTTTACCAGCGATATATTCTGGGACAATGGGTTCTGGCTGATGGAATTGTCTACGACAACTTCAATAAAGACGAGATGGTCAGTAATCCAAGCCAGCAGCCAAGCCGATACTATGTCAGTGTGGACTATGGCACACAGAACCCCACAGTTTTCTTACTTTGGGGTAAATGTGGGTCTGTTTGGTATTGTCTCAAAGAATATTACTACGATGGACGACATAGTAGCAGACAAAAGACAGATGATGAATACGCTCGGGATTTCAGCCAATTTGTCGGTGACATACGCTGTGAAGTGATTGTTGACCCTTCGGCGGCTTCATTTATTGCCAAGTTGAGAGAACGCCGGTATCGGGTTATTAAAGCTGATAATGATGTGCTAAACGGCATTAGAGAAACACAAACAGCTATGAACTCTGGCGAGATCAAGTTCACACCTGGGCTGACTAATCTGTTCAAGGAGTTCGCTTCTTATGTATGGGATGACAAGGCCAGCCAAAAGGGCGAAGACAAAGTAGTCAAGGCGCATGACCACGCAATGGACGCCATGAGATATTTCGTTATGCAAGTAATCAAACGAAGAAATGTAGCTCATACATTCAAGAACACAAGCAAATACTTCTAAGGAGGTGGCCATCATATTAACAGTTCAAGGGAAAGGCTCAATTACAGATGGTGATGTGTTCATTTTTCCAGTAGATACAGCTATTACTGGGGACGACATCACCAATTTCATTAGCGCAAATGATGAACTAGCTCGCAGAAAATATCTACCTGCTAAAAAGATGTATCTTGGCAAGCACAAGATTCTTCATGAAGATGCCAAAGACCACGGGCCAGATAATCGTCTTGTCGGCAACTTGGCTCACTATATCGTGGACACCTACAATGGGTTTTACATTGGCATTCCACCGAAGATCACGCTCGATAACACACAGGACAACGCGGTGCTGCAAGAGTGGAACGACACGAACAGCGTTCAGGACAAATTAAGCGAAATCAGCAAGCAAGCAGCCATTTACGGACGGGCGCTTGCTTTTTTGTACCAAGACGAGAACAGCAAGACGTGTATTGCATACAGTTCACCTATCAATTCATTCATCATCTATGATGACACGGTAGCGCATAAAGCCATTGCATTTGTCATGTATTGGCATGATGAAGACAACAATCTAACTGGCAAGGTGTATATGAAAGATGGAATATACGGCCTTGATATGGTTCGCTTTGAAGGTACAGACGGATTTAACCCATTTAACGAAGTACCAGCAGTTGAGTTCTTCATGAACACCGAGCGACAAGGCATCTTTGAGAACGTTGAGACGCTTATCAATGCCTTAGACAAGGTACTAAGCCAGAAGGCGAATCAGAATGAGTATTTTGACAATGCGTACTTGGTTCTAAAAGGTCTCAAACTCGATGAGGACGATGACGGCAACCCTAAACTCGATCTTAATGGCAACCAAATCATCTATGCGCCAGACGCTGATTCTGCTCAAGGCGTAGCTGAATTTCTGACCAAGCCTGATGGCGATGCCATTCAAGAACACCTCATTGACCGCCTCATCAGCATGATCTATCAGATCAGCATGGTTGCAAACTTGAACGATGAAGCATTCAGCGGCAATAGTTCTGGCGTTGCATTGCAATACAAATTGCTACCAATGCGCAATCTAGCGGCCAATCAGGACCGTAAGTTTACTCAGTCACTCCGGGAGCTTTACAAGATCGCATTCAGTGTTGGGACAATCCTTCCAGAAAGCAAAGCCGATGACTGGCAAAAGCTCAACTTCGCATTCACGAGAAATCTTCCGGAGAACATTACCGACGAAGCGGACGCGGCTTCTAAACTCAAAGGCCTCGTATCGGATCAGACTATGCTCAGCACCTTATCGTTTGTTGATGATCCTAAGGCTGAAATGAAACGCATCGCTGATGAGACCGCCCAGAAAGCAAAAGACGCTGCTACTAACAGCCCGTCAAGCCCGGACTTCCAGAAACTTCTGAATGGTGGTGGCAATGATGACAACAACGACTCAGCAACAGATAGCGAGTAATTCTGCCTACTGGAGTAAGCGAACGGCCGCTGAACGGAAATGGATTGTCGATAACCTTAAGAATGACGAGGCGTTCAATGCCCGAATTCAGGAATATTTTGACAAAGCTTTAACCGACATTCAAAAGGATATTGATTCAGAGTTTGCCAAGTATGCCGCATACAGCAACGACAGCATGGCCGGTGCACGTCAAGCAGTAATGGCCACCGATATTAAAGCTTATCAAGCGGAAGCAAAGTCGATTGTCGATGATGCTAGAAAGATGTATAACGGCGAACCGCTCAAATATTCCGACTTCAGCAAGGATGTTAATGATCGTCTTAAGCTATACAACGCTACCATGCGGATTAATCGCTTAGAAATGCTCAAAAGTGAGATTGGTCAAGAAATGCTTGATGCACACATGAAAGTAAACGCTGATCTAATCTCAAAATTGAGCGATGATTATCAATCCGAGATCAAGCGGCAAGCAGGAATACTTGGAGAGACGGTATCTAAGGGTGGCTACACTGATTTAGCCAAGTTGCTCTCCAAACGAGAGGGAGATTACACCTTCTCACAGCGCATTTGGATCAACCAAGACATTCTTAAAGCTGAACTGGATGAACTGCTGACATCCGCCACCATTCAAGGACAGAGTCCACTAAAGATTGCTCGCAAGTTGCGCGATCAAGTAGCGGACAAAGTTGACAATTATCGGTATGTGACAGAACGAATTGCACGTACTGAGTCAGCCCGGGTTCAAACACAGGCGCAGTTGGATAGCTTCCACAAATTTGGTTATAGCTATTGCAAATGGGTAGCTGAACCAGATGCGTGTGACGTGTGCAAGGAGATTTCAGAAGGTGGCAGAACAGGTGAAGGCATATACAAGGTTGATGATGTGCCGGATATTCCAGCTCACCCTAACTGCCGATGCTCCATTGCGGCATATGCGCCAGATGATGAAGCTGAATAATTTCTAAGCCGCAGTTAGCGGCTGTTTTTATACCATCAAGTCCAAGCGTGATCGACTATAAAAGCTCCGGTAAATTAAGACGCAAGCCTGATCCGTCTAAAAAGCTGTGGAAGGAGTTCTTAACATGATTCCCAAGATTTTAATGCCGATGAATTTACAATTTTTCGCTGAAGATAACCCTCAAGGTGATCCAAAAGATCCAGTAGATCCGCCTAAACCAAAAGATGGTGATCCAGTAGATCCCCCTGAAGGCAAAAAGCAAGGAGAACCAGTTGACCCAGATCCTGATGGTAAGCACGTCTACACCGATGAGCAGGTCAACGATATTGTTAAAAAACGTCTTGCTCGTGCCGAGAAGGAAAAGCAAGCTGCTGTTGACGAAGCTGCAAAACTGGCCAAGATGAATGCCGACCAGAAGAAGGATTATGAGCTAGAAAAGGCTAAAAAAGAGCGAGACGAACTCAAGTCTCAGCTTGCCACCTACGAAATGGGCAAACAGGCTCGATCGATGTTTGAGGAAGCCAAGCTGTCGGTCACAGAGGACGATTTGAAGCATGTTGTAACGCCTGAGGCAGAATCAACCGAGACCAATGTTAAGTGGCTCATTGCGCACGACCAAGCCGTAGCAGAGCGCGTCCGTCAAGAACTGCTGAAAGGCAGTACACCATTGGACCCGTCCTCCAACCGCAAGACGAAGAGCCTCAAGGATATGACTTTGGTAGAGCGCAGCGAATTGCAACGAAAAGACCCAGAGATGTACAACAAATTACTCACAAAATGAAAGAGGTAAACAAATATGCCAGAATTTAGTGGTGCAACAGCAAAATTGAATTTGGTCGAACCTAAAGTATTCGCGGATTATGTCTTGGAACAGCAAACTGCTACTAACCGTCTGCTCTCTAGCGGCATTCTCACTACCGACCCAATCATTCAAGCACAATTGCTCAAGGGCGGGACTTATGTAACTATTCCTACCCTGCACAGTCTTAGCGGTGAAGCTCAGACGTGGAACGACACTAGCGACATTACTGTGGGCAATGTCGACAGTTACAGCGCCATCGCTCCACAGATGTACCAAGCCAAAGCTTTTGGATACACAGACTTTGGTCAGCTTTCTACCGGTGCTCCGGTTGCGGAACAAATCGCAGGACAATTCGCATCCTTCTGGAACATCCAAGACAACAAGCTTCTGATTGCAGTCTTGAAGAACGCATTCCTCAATGCGGATTTGCAGGCTGTTAAGTCATATGGTATGGACACGCCTGCTCCTTTGGCTGCTGGTGACTTCATTGCCGCATTGTCTCGCATGGGTGACGTTGCCAGTCCTCAACTGACTAAGATTGTGATCAATTCTGCAGCTGTTGGTGCAATGCGTGATCAGAATCTGATTGATACCATTCAGCCATCAAACGGTGGTACGCCAATCAGCTACTACAACGGCATTGAGATCGTTGAAGACGATGCACTGCCAGTTGCAGCAGATGGTACCACGGACGCATTCATCATTGCTAACGGTGCTGTTTCTTATGGCTTAGCTAATCCGGAAAACAGCTATGAAGTCAAGCGCGACAGTCTTGGCAATGGTGGTCAGACTGCGGTTATCAACCGCCGTACTCTTGCAATGCAAATTGCGGGTACGTCATTCACTGATGTTACAAAGGTTGCTGGTCTTGGCTACAGCGCAATCAACGCTTCTGAAACATCTATGTACGATCTGGTTGGTGATCCTCGCAACATTGGCATCGTTGACTATCGCTTCACGATCGACAAGAAGTTTGTTGTTGCCGGAATCAATACCCCAAAAGCGTAGCGCCGTCTGGGAATGACGACGGCTTCGACCCTAGCGGAGATGTCAAACCAACGAGCGCTCAGACCGTTGATGAGATCAAAGCATGGCTGGACGCCCACAGTATTGATTACACTGGGAAGACTTTGAAGGCAGACTTGCTTGCACTTGTCCCTTCAGACTAGCTTGAACACCGTCGCTTATGAAAATCACAGTGCTGCGAAAGCAGGGCGGCGGAAAGGAGGCATGACATGGCTGATGCTGATCCAATAAAACTTGCAGATTTGAAGACGATGATGGAAATCAAAACTGATACACAGGATGATGTGCTTAATCTCATTATCAAAAACACCACGCAAGCCTTGCGATTTAAGCTCGGTTTGCGAACGGATGAGGCCTTTCCTAATGAGTTAGCCTATATTGCCCTAGAAGTATGCGTCAGACGCTACAACAGGCGTAAGAACGAAGGCATGACGTCATACGAGCAAGAAGGACAGTCGTTCACGTTCAAATCTAACGACTTCGATGATTTCGATAATGACATCAACGACTGGAAAGAAGCCAACGGTAAGAATGCCAAGTCTCTTGGCACCGTCAGCTTCATTCCCGGCTATCCAAAGAGGTGATCATATGCGGTTAGATCATGAGGTTACATTCTGGCTTGATGATGAAGAATATGATCCGCAAACACATCAATACGGTGATGTGAAAAAGGTTGCCACCGCTGTTGCCAGCGTCACCGACATGGGAACCGACAAGAGCGCTCAACTATTCGGAAACTATGCTCAAAAGGCAAAGGTGATCCGATTAGTTGAGCCAGTCACCGTCAATTGGAGCTATTTAACGATTGATGATGATGCAACACACTACGTTCTCAATACCGCCCGCGTTCCGCTTCAAAACGCTACTTTGATTGTGGGTGAGACGAAATGAGTAAAGCTGGGCTTGGTTATCGTATTCAGCTAAAAGGTATGGACAAACTGGTCGCTGGCCTGCTGAAGCGAGCGAAGATGGACGTTGTCAAGCAAATCGTTAAACAGCAGACAGCACAGTTGCAAACTCGTACTCAGCAAATGACGGGCACCGTGTACGCTCATCCTACTGGTGCTACAAAGCGTGGCATCAAGTTAGCAATTACTGATTCGGGGCTGTCCGGTATCGTAGCGATGACGCAAGAATACAACCCATACACCGAAAATGGAACTCGATTCATGCGGGCACGTCCTGTATTGAAGCCTGCGTTCCTTTATCAAAAGATTCAGTTTATTAATCAGCTTAAACAAGCAGCAAAGTAGGTGATTCAAATCACATCACCAGAGCAAGAGCTCTACGACTACTTCTATGCTTTCTCGCAATCATCTGGGTACAAGACCTACGACCATTTGCCCATGCAGCAGGAGAACGCCCCATATCCCTTCGTCATTGTGGGCGATATTCAAGTTGTTCCTACCGCAACAAAGACGTCACTCAATGGCAATGTGCTAATCACCATCGACATCTGGGGCGACAAAAAACAGCGTTTCACCGTATCTGATATGGCGGAGCGCTTTTTTAGTACCGCGATTGGGCAAGTGCTAACTGATGATTACCGATTCTATGGACGTGTAGAAGACCAGTCAAAAGAGTTTACACAAGACCAGAGTGTCCCTGACACGGTTCTCAACCGAGCCACGCTGATACTCAATCTCAATATTTTATAGGAGGCCATAACATGGCAAATGAATTAAAAGTGCTAGAAGGCATGGACGTTGTTGCCTTGGCTCGCAAACATAGCGATCAAGCAACGGTTAGCGGCCAAATTATCCCTTGATCCGTCTGTTGACAGTGATTCCACTGTTACTAAGGATGGCAATGTAGCAACTCGCAGTTCCGCAAGTACCGATCTTGAAGTTGAATTCCTGAACAACACGGCCGCAATTGCAGACGTAATGTATGACTCACTGTTTGACGGTGAATTGCTCGACTTTTGGATTCTCTACCGTAAGCGCAAGAATGCTGACGGCAAATATTATGCATGGTACATGCAAGTTACCGTTCAAGAAGACAGCAGCGACAATGACCCTG